TGGCTTGCCTGGTCTGTTTCCCATTTAACAGTGCTAAACATGGCGAGTTTTTGACTTCGATAATCACTGCTGCTTGCTTGTTAACAAAGATCGCAAGGTCGAAGATGCTTTTCCTTCCGTTAAGTCTGGAAGAAACTTCGCCTCTTACATCTAAGCCCTTTCGCTTTAGCTCAAAGTAGAGTTCAGCCTGTAGCTCAAACTCGGAAGGCTTACTTGGCACTGGAATTGTTGGTAGGCTACTCATTCTAGAGGGCTTGAGGGCTGTTTCAGAGCATAGCAATCCCATTATTGGATAACTGCTATGCTCTAGAGACTCTCATTCTGTCGGGAATCGGGAGTTTCTTTCGCATTGTCATTACACCTTCCTGCTCGGCTGGCTCAGTAGCACACAGGTCGAACGGTGTAAAAGCAACCCACCATTGCTGGTGCGCCTTTCGTGTAACTGATCTGCTGTCCATTACACGCCGAAATCCTCAACGGCCCGAATTGTCTTCTTAGGAGTTCTACCGTTATGTCGCCCAGAGGGATTGGACAAAAGCAAAAGGCCGAACTGTAGAGAAGAATACAGTTCGACCTGAGCTTGTTTACCTAGGTCGGTTTTGACTTCTTCTCAAGTAAAACCTTTTGATTTACTAAAGATTTTAACCCAACTCTTGCCAGCGTCAAGGGTTGATCTAGCTTTCAGTCGTGAAAGCAAACGACCAGAACCGTTTTTCAGTGCAGGAGTTGAATGCACTGGCGCAGTTCGTTGACATTTACTGGAACGACTGGCTAGATTGCCTCGTTGATATGGGCCATGACACGGACTTTGCCGAAGATTTGTTTGAAAAGCTGAACACAGGACTACTGAGAAACGATGAAAACTGACCCCAGGCTCAAGAACGCAGGTGTTTCGGGCTATAACCAGCCTAAACGCACCCCTAGCCATCCCACCAAAAGCCATGTTGTAGTCGCCAAGGCTGGTGATCAGGTGAAAACCATCCGCTTTGGCCAACAGGGAGTCTCTGGAAGCCCTTACAAGAAGGGCGAGAGTGAGGCTGATAAAAATAGACGAGAGTCATTTTTTGCTAGACACGGAAAAAACATTGCTAAAGGAAAAATGTCTGCCGCATATTGGGCTGCCACAAAGTGGAAAAACAGTTGACAGGGGTTAAATGGGTGGAATGGTAAGACATGAGTGATCTTACAGGAACAAAATTTGGAAATCTTGTTGTCTTACACAAACATCCAGTTGCTGGCCATAACTCCAAATGGGTTTGCAAATGTTTACTTTGCAATGGAACTGCGATAATCGCCAGGCCTAATTTAAAGTCAGGAAATAACACTGATTGTGGATGCCAAAAACCTTTAAAAATTAGTAAAGCATCTTTAAAGCATGGTGACAGTCATGCTAATGGAACAATTGATCATCAGATTTACAAGAAATGGACTCAAATGCGGTCTAGATGTAAGGACAAAAACAAAAATTATATCAAAAAAGGAATTACAGTTTGTCCAGAGTGGCAAGATTACTTGAATTTCAAGAACTGGGCAAAGTTAAATGGATTTGATCCAAATCTTGAGCTTGATCGAATCAATAATGATGCAGGATACAGTCCTGATAATTGTAGGTTTGTTACTCATGCAGAAAATTGCAATAACAAGAGCCATCCGTCATCAATAATGGTAAAAAACAACAATGGAGAGTTGTTTAAAACCACAAAACAAGCATCATTAGCATATGGATTAAATAAAGGAGCAGTAGCTAGATCATTAAAATCAAATGGATTATGTGCAGGATTAAAGTGGGAAAGGGTAAAGTTAAGTGGTGAACAGAGCAGGTCTTGACGGCCTGAATCCTGCGCTAGAGTGACCTAGATGTTCTTCAAAGAGGTCACCAAGGAAACCCTAAAGGGTTATCAGCCAACGCCGCATCCTATTATGGTTGCGCCTACGGCAGAGCAGATCGCTGCAATCGTCAAAAACAAGGGAATTGAACGAGCCTGTGAGCTTTTGCAGTTGCGTGAGGATAAAATACTTGCGGAACACATGGATCCGTTTCGGCACGGCTATGAGCCTCCGCACTGGAAGACGGCAGACGAGCTGATTGAAGACCCTGCTGCCTCTGAGCTAATGATCTTTGGAGGTAACCGAGCCTCAAAGACCGAATACGCAGCTAAAAGAGTTGCTCAGTTCTTGAGTCGTAACCCTGGCAAGCGTGCTTGGTGCGTTCATACGACCAACATGAGCAGCGTGCAGATGCAGCAACCAATTGTTTACAAGTACCTGCCTGCTGAGTTTAAGAATGCTAAAAAGTCAAAGATCACAAACATTGGCTTCACGCAGAAAAACGGCTTTACAGATAACACTTTTGTCCTTCCAAACCGTTCTCAGTGCTGGTTTTTGAACCAATCGCAGGACATTAAGGTTATCGAAGGTGGCGAAGTTGACTTGATCTGGATTGATGAGGAAATCAACGCCGATTGGCTCAGAACTCTGCGCTATCGTACTGCCACAAGGCGAGGCAAGATCATTCTTACCTTTACGCCCATCTCAGGTTATACCTCTGTGGTTAAGGAGTTTGTGTCTGGCATGATGATTACAAAGTCTCTGCCAGCCTCAATGCTCAAGGACACGATCAATGTACCAGGGCTACCAAAGGGAGAAATGCCCCATGTTGCTAAATGCAGAAATCCTTCAAGCAGGGTGATTTGGTTTCATTCCGAGCTTAACAAATACAGCCCTTTTGATGAAATCAAGAGAGCATTGCATGGCAGAACTAACTACGAGGTCAAGATTCGTGCTTACGGATATGCTGAGAGCTTGGCAGGGTCACAGTTCCCTAAGTTTGGAGAGTGGAATATCATCCCAGCAAGCCAAATCCCTGAGAAGGGAACGAATTACATGGCAGTTGACCCAGCAGGAGCAAGAAACTGGTTCATGCTCTGGTTAAGAGTGGACGAACACGGCAGAAAGTTCATTTATCGTGAGTGGCCAGGGATTGACCTTGGTGAATGGGCAATTCCAGGTGACAAGACAGACGGAAAGCCTGGAACTGCACAACGAAACGGAGCAGGCCGAGGAATCAACGATTACAAAGCGTTAATTCGTGAACTAGAAGGAGACGAAGATATATCAGACCGATTTATTGACCCAAGAGCAGGCGGAACGCAGGCCATTGGCAAGGAAGGCGGAACAAGCCTGATTGACCTGTTGCAGGAAGACCCTGAGCCTATGTGGTTTACTCCTGCCGCAGGACTAAGAGTTGAAGATGGAGTTAGCATCATCAACGACTGGCTTGCTTGGGACAAAGACCAACCCTTGCTTGCCATTGAGAATGAGCCTAAGCTGTATGTCAGTGAAGAATGCAAGAACATCATCTACTCTTTACGAGAGTGGACAGGAGCAGACGGAGACAAGGGTGCTACTAAAGACCCTGTAGATGTTCTGCGTTATCTTGCTGTCATGAATCCGACCCACGCCAATAACCTTACTTACCAACCTCAAGGACAAATCGGGAGTTATTAAACATGGAAAAAAAGTACACCAACGGAGACAAACTTGCGTTCTATTCGCCTACGCCAGATGTAGGCGAGTTGTCGAGGGAACTAACCCGCAGTCTTTATACAACCAGTGAGCTTGAAGCTCTTAACTCTGCTGATGACATTCGTTTTTGCCGTTGGGCTGGACAGTCTGACGATGGCAAGAAACACTCTGAGAATCTGCCAAATAACCGTCAGGCATTTCCTTTTGAGGGAGCATCGGATGTTCGCAATCGCCTTGTTGATTCAACGATCAATGAGCTATCTTGTTTGATGACGACCAGCTTTGAGCGTAGCCAGTTAACTGTCTCTGCAACAGAGATGAACGATATGGCAACCGCTTCTGGGGCCAATACCCTGATGAATTGGGTCACACAGCAGAAGCTTCGCAACGATATGCTTCGTGAGGCTGAACTTGGGGCGCAGTATGCCAATCAATACGGCTGGACAGTGTTCAATGTTGGCTGGGATCAGCAGATCAGCAAGCGTATGCAAAAGATCAGCATGGAAGAAATTGCTGGTCTTGCTCAACAGTCTGGCAGCGAGACTCTATTGCAACTTCCTGAGTTAATTGCGAATCCAGAGGCTCAGGATCAGGCGGTTCAGTTGATTTCAATGGTCTTACCAGACTTCAAGATCAAGGACATTAAGAAGTTCGTCAAAGACCTGCGCGAAACTGGCGAAGGAGAGATTGAAGAAAGCTATGTGAGCCGCAATCTTCCTAGCGTAACTGCTTTGAAACCTTTTGATGAGGTTGCTTTTCCTCCTGAGACGATTGACCTGCAAAAAGCTCGCGTCATCTTCCGCCGAATTTACATGACCGAGGTAGAGCTTCGGTCAAACATCAATGAGGATGGTTGGGATAAGGACTTCGTTGAGCAAGCTGCAACCACTGCTGGAAAGCAGTCTTGGTACACTAACCCAATGGATACGATAACTAGCCTGACTGCTAGTCCAGTGATCCGTCAAGACAACCTGATCGAGATTGTGTATGCCTACACTCGCCAGCTAGACGAGAATGGCGTTCCTGCCATCTACTGCACCGTTTTCTCTCCTCTGGTTGAGCAGGAACTGTACGCCAAGCATGAACTGCTGGATTATGCTCATGGCGAGTATCCGTTTGTAGAGTTCAAGCGTGAGGTTCTGCGCCGACCAATCACTGAAAGCCGTGGAATCCCTGAGATTTCAATGACGGATCAGGACGAAATCAAGGCTCAACACGACTCAATCCGAGATCGGACTGCCTTTGAAACGCTGCCGCCGATGAAGGTGGTTAAGCGCATCGGCCAGATCAACAAGATTGGCCCAGGGGTTCAACTCCCTGTCACCAACGCCAATGATTATACTTGGCTTGAGGCTCCTAGTCGTGCGCCGACCACTGCTTTCAACCTGATTGAGCGAGTTGAAAACAACCACGCCAACTATTTCGGACTTAACAGGGTGACTGTTCCTCAGATTAAGTCACAACTCATGCAGCAGCAGTTGGTCAATCGCTGGCTTACAGCTTGGGCGAAGATTTATAATCAGATGTTTGCCCTTTGCTTGCAGTATATGCCGCCAGAAGAAGTTTTCCGCATTTGCGGAGTTCAGCTTCCTAGCAGCATGAGCGAGATCGGAAGCGGGTTTGATTTCATGCTTCGCTTCAACATCCAAAGTCTTGATAATGACTTGGTTGCCAAGAAGTTGCAAGCAATCGCACAGTTCGTTGTTCCTCTTGATTCTGGTGGTGTTCTCAACCGCAATGCTATGATCAAAATGATCATTGAAGCTATTGCGCCTGAGTCTGCCCGTGATCTGATTATGAACCAAGCAGACGCAAGTCAGCAAATGTTCAGAGAGGTTCAGTCTGACATTGGGCAGATGATGCTTGGCAATGAGCCTCTTTACAAGGAAAACGATCCTTCTGCTCAGATTCGCTTGCAGTACGCTCAAGACATTATGGCGAAGAACCCAAAGGCCCAGGCTGCCGCCCAGCAAGACCCAGTGTTCCAAGCCCTGATGCAGAACTATGTCAAGAACCTTCAAATGTCCATGATGCAGCAGCAGAACGCTCAAATTGGCAGGCTTGGAGTCTCGCCAGTTGAGTTTGGACAGCAGCAACCAGGACAACCAACAGCATGAACGAGAATAAAGTAATCGAGGCTTTCACACTTAAACAAGGCCCAAAGGCTTTCTTTGAGGCTTTGTGGGCAGTAATGCAGACCGAACAAAACCACGCTTTAGCAAACGCTGTTGATGTTGGAAACACTGGGGAAACCCGTGCTTGGTACGCAGGACAGGTTGCTGCTATCATTGACCTTCGTTCAGTCATTGAAACATACGCCGAAAAAGCCCTTGTTGAATTGACCCTTGACGCACCTCAAGAGTAACTTACTTTTTCACATAGTTTCTGAGTATCTCAAACTCTGTCCTTCTTAGACCTCTGAATGGTCATTAAACCTTCTGCTTATGCCAACACCCCAAACCGAGGTTAGTGAACCTTCCAAAATCACGGAACCGATGAAGCCTCTGGACGAAGCCGCCCTGAGTCAACTTCTTAGGCAGTCACTTTTCGCTGACGAAGAAAAGCAGCAACCTGAGGCTGAAACACAGGATGAAACCGAAGACGAAGCTCCTGAGGCTGAAGAAGCAGAGGAAACCGAGTCGGAGGAATCAGAAACCGAATCTCCCGAAACCGAAACAGAAGACGCTGAAGAAGCGGACGAAGACGAGGACAAGGAAGATGAGGCCAAGGATGACCTCAAGAAGATGCCAAAGGGAGTTCAGAAGCGCATTGATAAACTCGTTGCGCAGAAGAAGGAACTGGAAGCAAAACTTCACGAACTATCTGAGCAAACGGAAGAACTGAAGTCAAAGGCTGAAAAGCCTGAGAAGGAAGTTGTTCCAGTCGGAAAGGATTTGAATCCGTACTTCAATCTCCAAGACGAGGCTGATGTGCATCAGGAGATCAGAAACGCCCGACAAGTACGCAGATGGGCAGAGGAAAATCCAGACGGTGCTGTTGTCAAAGGCAAGGATGGTGAAGAAGTTGAATACTCCGCAGAAGATATGCGAAGGATTAAAATGAACGCTGTTGATGCCATTGAAGAACATTTGCCTGCTCAGTTGCAGTATCTTGCCGCCAAAAAGCAGTTTGATGCTGAAGCAGACAAGGCTTATCCGTTTTGGAAGGATCGTAGCAGCCAGGAGTACCAGTACGCCAACGCTCTTTTGCGTGAGTTCCCTGAAATTAAGAAGTTCCCAGATTATAAAGTTTCCCTTGGAGACCTGATCGAAGGACGGAAGCTCAGGGAAAGCAAGCTAAAAGGCAAGGCTAAACAGGTGGTCAAGGTTGCTCCGAAAGCTCCTAAAACAGCAGCAACACCAGTAGAAGTCACATCTTCTAAAGCCAAGGCTATGAACGCCGAAGCGCAATTCAGAAAATCACCCGATGAAAGGAGTCTCAAAGCACTAATTGCCGAAAAGTTCCTGTAATCAAAACCCAAAAAACTCAACTCAATAAACTACTATGCCCGCTCTTTTTGAACGCAGTCAGGTCGGTAAGCGCGAAGACCTTGCCGATTACATCTCCTTGGTTGATGCCAAGGATACGCCCATCGTCTCGATGGTTCCCAAGGGTTCCAAGCCAGGTAACACCCTGCTCCAGTGGCAGGCTGACAATATGCCTTCCCCTCAGTCCACTGGTTCTGTGGACGGCGTGGATGTTTCCAGCTATGAAAACCTTAACAGTGGTCGTGCGCTGATCAACAACTACATCCAGGTGTTTCAACGCGCTATCCGCGTTTCGCCTCTGGCTGTTGATGTCTCGATCGTTGCAGGTCTGCGCGATGAACTCGCTGGCATGATCGCCAAGGGCATCAAGCTCTTGAAGCGTGACATGGAGCTTACTGTTAGCTCTGACAATGATATGCAGGCTGACAACGGTACGGTTCCTTACCTTACCCGTGGTCTTGGAAGCTGGATTCAGAACGGTGCGCAGGCTCTTAACCCTGTCCCCTCTGCTTTCCGCACTCCTTCGGCCAGCATCAACACCACTGCCACTGGTTCCTTCGCTGAAACCGATGCTCAGGGCGTGTTGACCAGCATCTACGGTCAGACTGGTCAGTTCAAGACCTATGACACCGTGGTTGGAACTAGCCTGAAGCGCGCTTTCAGCAACCTGCTGTACACGACCACCGCTTCTGGAACCAACCAGTATCAGAGCATCCGTACCTTGAACCGTGACGCTTCATCCGATGTGTATTCCGCCTCGGTTGATGTGTTCAACGGTGACTTTGGTAGCCTGCGCCTGCACCCTTCCACCTTCCTGCCTAACGCCTTCCGTGGCTATGTGCTGGATATGGACTTGCTGGAACTTCGCTATACCAATATGCCCGAAGTGACGGAACTTCCTGATGCTGGTGGCGGGCCTGCGCGGCTCATCAAGGCCGTGGCTGGCCTGGTGGTCAAGAACCCTCTTGGCCTGGGCAAGTTCTCTGCCGCCTCGTAATCCTAGCATCGCGTAACACCCCTCTGCCGTCACCCTATGATTGATCTAATACCCGATGAACTTCACGATCAGTTGATTCGTGAATTTAGAACGGGTTGGAACTTTCAGAAGGTGATGGCAGAGGCTAACGCTCAAGCCGTTGGTCAACTTAACCAACGCAAAGCTAAGTCAATTGACGGAATTGGCCAACTTGAGATGCGAATTGACCCTGATTCCTTCCACTATTGGGGCCAGCGTCTTGGTTATGATTGTTGGAATGACAAGCAGTTTCGGAAAGACTACGCAAAAGCCAATCCTTACTGCAAAGTTAATTCTGGAGGAACAAAAGAGATTTCGATTGGCTGGACTTCTGGACTAGAAAGCTCGACACGGAATGTAAAGTATCGTAAGGTGTTTGCGTGAAAACCACTGACTTCAGCGAGATTCTCTATCGGGCAGTGACATTGTGCGGAATGGATCGCACTGTCATCCAGGACTCGACCTTTCGCATGGTTCGTGACTTTTCAAACCAACGAATTGCTGACATTTGGGAACAAGAGGCTTGGCCTGACATTTGCCGAATCTCGCAGCAATCGGTTTTGACCGATGTTGACAACATTAGGTATGTAAACATCCCTGCTGGATTTGGAGACATTCTGAATGTTTACCGATACAATCCAAGGGTGACCTCAAGGGCAACGAATGTCCGCTGGTACTTGGACAATGATGGAACCAATGATAGAGTGATTGTAATGGACTCCGTTGATCCAGTCTTCATTGAGTACCGCTTGCCTGTGATCAATCTGTTCGGTGAACCGTTTAGCGGAACCGCAAATTACTCTGTTGGCGCACAGGTTTACTTTGACACTGGAACCAACTCAGGAAGCTATTTGCCTTCCTCTACTTCTGCCAGCACTGGCAACTTTTACACCTGCCTGGCAGCAACCTCGCAAGGCGAAAGCCCAAACACTGCCGCTGCAAAGTGGAGCAAGATCGAGATTCCATACTTTACCGCTGATTGGCTTGTTCGTGGAGTGTTTTCTGACTATCTGCGTTCTGAGTCTCAGTTTGATTCTGCTGCACTTGCTGAGCAGGAAGCGGAAGCTGCAAAAATGATGCAGGTTGATCGCGTTCTTCGCAGTGAGGGTCAGGTTCGCAGAATGCAAGTTTTTACCTATTAACCAAATAAAATCATGCTTAACAATGTAAACATCACTGGTGCCGCTGGTGCCTGTCACGGAGTAGTCGTTGAAACTGGAACCGATGCCGTAACTGGCAAGTTCTATGCCATCCAAGTCCTTTCTGACGCTACTTTTAGCGCATTCACTGAAAACGGGTCGTCTGGTGATGTGATGACTGGCTTTGCCATCCCTGCTGGCACTGTTATCTATAACGGTCTTGGCATCACTGCCTTTACCCTTACCAGTGGCAAGGTTCGTGCATACAAGCTGCCTTAATCAGACATGATTCTAGGAAGCTTTCTGTCTCTAAACTCTGTTGGAATTGCAACAAGCAATCCTCCGCCTCCTGTTACTGACTTCTTTCTGCTGTTGGCAGATGGGTCTAGCTTCCTTTTGCTTGCTGATGGAACCTCTAAACTGATCATCTCTTAACCATGCCAAACTCAACTCTAGCAAGCCTTACGGCTGCAACCGCTGCCACTGGTGGCTTGTTTTACGGGACTCAATCGGGAGCAGACAGGAAGTTTACTCTGACTTCTACTGGTGCTTCTATTATTGAGGCAGATAACGCTGGAACGGTTCGTTCTTTGCTGAATGTAGTCTATGACTACGGAAACACTGGCACTGGAACAGTCACGCTGAACCTCAACAATGGCATCACGCAGAAGGCTGCGATGACTGGCAACATTACTCTTGCTGCTCCTAGTAATCCTGTGGAAGGCATGGAAATGTCTGTGCAGCTTACAGCAAGCGGTGGAGCAAGAACCATCACGCTGAGTGGAATTACAGTTCCAACTGGCGTGACTTTCACTGGAACCGTTGCATCTGGCAGCGTTAGAAGGTTGAAACTGTATTACAGCGGAAGTGCTTGGTTGCTAACCTCTAACCTGGAGTTCGCATAATGAATCTATACTTCTACGACTCCGCAGCAGACCAAGACCCTTTCAACACCAACAACTGGTGGGATAGTTCTGGTGGGTCTGGAACAAATGGTTACACGCCAAGTTCGTCAGATGATTGCTACATTGACGCTGGGCAGACTTGTTCAACAAGTAATTTCAGCTATTCCACACTTTATGTTAATGGCGTTTTGTCTAACAATGTCTCATCAAAGACAGTAACAAACAATTCATCAGGAGTTGTCACATCAAACTCAGGCACAGTTAGCGACAACCAAGGAACAGTACACGATAATGAGTCTGGAGCTTTTGTTTCAGCTAATTTTGGAACTGTAACCAATAATAAAAACGGTGCTACTATCACTTCTAACCAAGGAGGCGCAACTGTAAACGACAACCAATCTGGTTCACTAATTGTTGACAATTATGGAAATGTTGTCACAAACAGCGGCACAATTTCAACTCGTTACACTGGTGGTAGTACTACCAACGAGTATCAAATTGCTGATATTCCAGGTGGTTACACTGTGACCAATCTTTACGCCAGCATTGATAACAATTATGGAACGATTGCCACTGTTCATAGTGGCTGCACACTTGGTTTTAACGGTGGTGTAGTCACAACTAACTCTGGCTCGATTACTAGCAACGGAGGAACGGTGACAACAAATGATTCAATTGTTTCGACCAATACGGCCACAATTGTCACTAACTCGTCATCTGGAAGTGTTTACGCAAACAGTGGAACGATTTCAACCAACAACGGAACTTGCCGCATTGGTGTAATTGGAGGAGGCTCAGGAAACCTCAGTGCAACTTCTGCAACTAATCTTTCCTCTCACACGGCAGGCACGAATGTGACCTTCCCAACAACTCCGATCAACTGGTGGTAATGAATAATCACGATCACCAACCTTTCCTTGGTTCTGTTGCTGCCCTTCTTGGTGCTGCTCTGAGCCTTGCCGACATTGAAATGTGGCTTAAATTAGCCTCAATGACAGTCGGCCTATTCGCTGGTGTTCTAGGTTGTCTTTCAGCAATTAAATCCTTACGAAAATGAGCAAATTCCTACTTAACGCTAAGTCTAATTGGAAAACTACCATTGGTGGCATTGCTTCCATCCTTTCTGTTGTCGCAACATTTTGGGTTCCTGGCCTCGTTGAGCCTGTTGCTCAGGTCACCGCAATCCTTGCTGGTTTGGGCCTGATTGCAGCCAAGGACAAGTAAATGGCAGCACTACTGCTTGCCGTTTTCGAGTTCCTTGGTTTGCTGTTGTTTGTCTGTGCCGTTTTTTACTTAATTGATCCCAATGCCAAGGACAAAAAGAACTATTGAAAACCTTGGTAGCCTAAACAAGAAGGCTCAGAAGGCTTTTGAGCCGTTTATTTGCGCTGTAGAAGCGTTTCTAGCCCCTCAAGGCGTGTCTGTGGAGGTAATCAGTGGTCTTAGGTCTTGGCAGGCTCAGGCAGCGTTATACGCTCAAGGACGGACTAAGCCTGGGCCAATCGTGACAAACGCTAAGCCAGGAAGCTCTTGGCACAACTACGGTCTAGCCATTGACCTTGGGCTGTTCAAGGCTGGCAAGTACCTCGATTCTTCTAGCCCAGCTCAGGCAGACAAGCTTTACGCCGAGATTGGCAAAATAGCAGCAAAACATGGTATTGAGTGGGGTGGAACTTGGGTTAAGTTTAAGGATACCCCACACTTCCAAGTCACCTTTGGGAAGACCTTGGCTGAGTTGCGGGCAAAGATGGAAGCAGTTAACTTTGATGTAAATAAACTAGTTTAATGGCAAACATACCATTCCAGATTGACGGAGAGCAGGGATTTATCGGTTTTAATAGCCGAGAAAACCCTACGATTCTCACTGCTGGTGTTGCTAGGTATGCTCAAAACTTCCGCTTTGACCGTGGGGAAGCTAAGGTTCGCTCTGGTTGCACTGATTTGACTGTTCCAAGCCTAGTAACAGGCAATGTTCAAATCCTTGGAGGCTGCGAATACACCAAGACTGACGGAACGCAGCAAATCGTTCTGGTATCAACTGACGGGCTTTACACCTACACCACAGGAACGAAGCTTACTTCTTCCAAGATTAACTTCCCTACTGGAAGGACGATCTCAACAACTGATCCAGTTGATTGCTTCCAAGCCGAAAACAAGGTTTACATCCTGCGAGGTTATAGCAGGAATGCTGAGATTTCTCAATCTGGTGTATCTGGATGTGTTTCTAGGACTGGTGCTGTTGTAACAATTACCTGCACTAATCCGCATGGATATGCAACTGGTGATGAAATCATCATCTATGTCCCAGGCCACCACACGGCAAGCGGATCGTATGTGATTACCGTCACAAGCTCAACGGTGTTTACATACACCTCAAATGGAAGCGGAAGCATCAACCATGACACATTTACTTGCGTTAAGGCTAAAGCTCCGTTGGTGTTTGATGGCAGCACAGTTAGCGTAGTTCCTCAAGAAACAGCAACTCAGTACCCTTACCTTCAAGGTGGAGATTCGGTTTGTATGCCTCCAGCAGACTTTGGGCTGTATTTCCAAGGTCGCATTGTCCTTTGCGTCAGCAGGGACGAAATCGCAGCATCAAACTACTATGAGTCAAATGTCTTTGATGTGAGTCTTGACCAGTTCAAGATTAACCAAGGTGACAATGACTACATCGTAGGGTTTACTCCATACCAAGAGAACAGCTTCCTGATTTTCAAGAGGAATAGCATTTACTATGCTTTCCTTCCGCCTCCTGCGATTACAACGACAACGATTGACAGGGGAATTGATACTTCTTCCGAGATTAACACTCTGACAACTCAGTTTGGTTGCTCTGCTCGTAGAACCATTCAAGTTGCAGGCCAAAGCGTGTTTTTCCTGTCAGATCGTGGCGTTTACCAACTTAACACTGCGCTTGACCTCAAGCTGGTTGGAGACCAAATGCCTCTTTCCGATGGAATTAGCGACATTATCGAGAGGATCAATACCAATTATGTTTCGGCATCCTGTGGTTTGTTCTTCAATAACCGTTACTACATCTCAGTGCCGCTTGATTCAGACACTACGAACAACGCTGTTCTAGTGTATTCCCTGCTTAACAAGGCTTGGGAGTCTATTGACATTTACCCAACGGCATTTAGCCCGAAGCTTTTCCTGCAAGCAACCTTTGAGAACAAGCGGCAGATGTACGCCATTTGCCTCAGGCATTTCTTCTTGTGTGAATCTGCTGCCAAGGACTTTGTTAATGATGGAAGCGGAACGCCGATTCTTGGCACTGGACAGCTTGATGATCCTGTAACCTGCACCTTTACCGAAGGAGCAGCAACAGCGAATGTTGACGGGCAATTGATCACCAGGCGTTACACTTTCAAGTCTTTAGACCAAAAACGGTTCAGCGGATTGCAGGTTGATGGAATCCTTGACGCATCATCCTCGATTGACATTTCCGCACTAAGCTACAATCCAGACCAGTCAACTAAACTGCTTACGGTTAACAGCAATTCCGTTGAGGAAAAGAGCATTAGGGCAAAGATTGCCCATCGTGCTTATGCAATTGACATTAAGTTTCAAGTCAACTCTGGCAGGCCAACAATTCGTGGCTTAACTGTTGACGGTGTGATCGCTGGACGCAACTTTGTCTCTTCTGAATAATCATGGCAACTCTACATTCCACTCAATCCTTTGTTACTGGTGATGTTCTCACCGCATCTGCGCTAACCAACCATGTTGTTGACGCTACTCCGCTTCCAGATTTCATTGGTGCAAGGTCTGACCTTACCACTGGCATTGAAGGTCAAGATGAGCTTCTGATCAATGACATTAGCGCAGGATCAGTTAGGAAGGTAAGCGTGACTAATCTTGCTGCTGGTCTTCCTAGCGGAACAACGGCAGTTGATTTTTCCACTACTGGAACCGCTACAATCGGAACCAATTTAACGGTTAACGGCAACACCACGCTTGGAGATGCTTCCACAGATACCGCAACCGTTAACGCTGCAATGACAGTTGGAGGAATTGCTGCCTTTAACAACAATTCCACTATTGGCACTGCTGCTGTCACTGGACTATACAGCAGGACGACCACTACACTCACTGTAACCTCAAATGGTCACGGACTGAGCAATGGCAACACCCGTTGGTTTGTCATTGACAACAATACCGCTTTGAGTGGTTCTTACGCAGTTTCCAGCGTAACAACGAACACCTTTGTCATTACCGTTGCGGACAGTGGGGAAACCTCTGGAAATGTCTCCTGGTATGAGCGCACTGCAACAGTTCAGTCAACCTTGGCTGGAACTATCCAAGGCGACATTGCAGTTAAAACCAAGACGATCAATCAGGGTGCTGGCGATGAAGTGTTGATTAAGGACTCTAGCGATTCTGGAAAGCTTCGTTCAGTTAACGCCTCAGTGATTATGGCTTGGGGTAACATTTCGTTTGCAACTCCAACCACAATTAACGGAAAATATACTAGGGCAACTGGATCAAGTACAGCAACAATCACCTATACAAATCACGGATTCCGTGTTAACGATGTTGCCTGGTTTGTTGGAAGTGGAATCACCTCTGCATGGTATGCTGTTGCCAGCGTTATTGATGCTAACACTTTCACAATCACAACAGCAACGACTACGGCGCAAACTAACATTGACATATATTGGTATCAGTACGCAGTCTTAGCTGGCAACAATGTTTATTCTGCTTACGGAAGAACTGATATGCGATCAGTTCAAGTTAACTTTACAAACAAGCCTCCGTCTGCTGATTCTTATATTGTTACAGGAAATGTAATGAAACAAACAGGAGGAGCATCAACATCGGCATTGCAAAATAGCTCACAAAGCGGTTATCTTTCTGCTTCCCTGCTCAAAACTGTAAACGGATTCGGAGTGTGGGCGCAAACTGGATCATTTGCATCCGATCTGACTCTTGGTGAAATGCACTTTACTGCAATTTGGTAATGCTTCCCTGGCAAAAGGCATCTTTGTGGCTGCAATGCTTCCCTGATTCAGAGAGCATTGAAAGCCTCATTGGTTCCTATCTTAACTGTGGGATTGTTTACAGCTCGCAGAAGTGCTTTTTCCTAATCAGGAAGTGCCTTTGGGACGGTGAGTTTCCAGACTTCTTTGCAGAGCATCCTAACGCTTGGTTTGTTCATTTGGCAGCAGGCGATCTTTCCGATATGGTTAAGCATTGCCCTGAGCCAATGGATAAGCTAGTATTCCAAAGGCATGGGCAAGACAGCTTTAGGTGCTACGACTCAAAACAATTCTTTTCTAAACTTAACAAGTAAAAATCATGGGAACAAAAGTTGATACTCCTAAGCCACCTAGTTATGGCAGCATCATGAGCGATGCTCTAAAGACTCAGATCAAGTTGATGCCTCGCGTTTTGGCAGCAGAACGGCAATATCAGCCTCAGTTTACTGAGCTTAACATTGCTCAACTTGGCCAAGCTGCCAGAGGAATGACTGACATTTACGGGCAGCAGTCCCAGCCAATTATTGACCTTCAGCGTCAGTTGTCAGACCAGAACATTGCCATGCAGCAGGCTCAAATGCCTGGGTTTGTGCAAGGTTTCCGTGAAGCAGCAGGATCGCAGGCTTTGCTTCAAGGTTTGCAGCGTCAGGCAGAGCAAGGTCTCGCCCTTGGTAGCCAAATTAGTCCAGAGGAACAGCGTATTGCTCAGCAACAGGCTAGGGCAGCGTATGCTTCCCGTGGAATGGGAACTAGCAACAGAGCTATTGGTTCTGAGATTCTTAACCAATACAACCTTGGCCAGATGCGTGAGCAGCAACGATTGTCGCAGGCTCAGAACATTGCCGCACAAATGGAAGCCTCTGGCGTTCCTCAGTATTATCAAAGCGTTTATGCTCCAACTACCCTGCAAACCTTGGGTGGAGTTCTTGGCCAATCAAGCGGACTTATGGCAGGTCGCCAGTTCCAGCCTGAGAGCCAAATGGCAGCAGACATTGCAGCACAAAACCAAATGGCTAGAACTCAAGCCGCTGCTGCTTCTGCCGCTAACAGAACTGCTCTAATTGGTTCTGCAATGCAACTTGGTGGTGCTGTTGCTGGCGCAGCAATGGGCAAGGCATAAATTCAACTTAACTACATCATGGCACAATACTTTGGACAATACTCAGGAGGCTACCAGTGGGTTCCTAGCAACTATTATCAGATGCTTACCCAGCCAACGCAGAATATTATTGAAGGTTTTAAGGGCATGGTTGGACAAGCTGCATCTGGATACGCTAAGGGCCAGGAAGCTCAACAACTCGCAACAAAAGAGGCTCAGCAACTTGCAGGAATGCAAATGGCAACTCAGCCTTCCTTTGAGATCGCCCAACGCTACGCTCAACAGTCTGGCGTTCCAATGCCTGAGAGTCTTGCTGCCGCTGCTCAAAACATTGGCAGAATGTCTCCTGAGCAGTTGCAAGGCTTTAACCAAGGCTTGGGAAGCTATATGCAGTTTGCTCAACAGCAGGCTGCCGCAGCTAAGGCTGCTGAAGCGCAGAGATTTGCCGCAACTCAAGCTGCAATGATGAGCGCAATTGGCTTAACACCATCAATGCCAGTTTCTCAACCTCAAGTTTATCAACAACCAGCGCAGCCTGCTCCTGTGGCAGTTCCGCGTTATGTAAGTCCTGAAGCGTACAGATACACGATTGGAACTTCTGCTGGGTTTTAACAATTAACATTATGGCTGAATTTTCACCTCAACAGTTTGGATTGGGTGCTTCTATGGGCATTCAGCCAACAATCTCTCCAAGCTCAATTCAACGCTACGCTCAACCTGTAGATGTTGCAGTGATGCCGAATGCTGGTTACTTTCAATCTGGATCGTTGTCTCCTGATGTATTGCAAAGGTACTACGAGCAGCAGATTCAGCCTGCAAACATTCCAGTTGAGCGTTTTGCAGAACCTCAAATGCAGCAAGCTGCACCAGTTCAGCAACAGTCTCAGCAAATTAAGCCAGACCAAGGTCGCCTTCAATACGCTCAACTTATTGAGCAACGGTTTAACGAACTGGCTAACAAGGTTGGTGGTGTTGAGAATGTTGTTAAATATAAACTCCTAGATCAATTTAGGAACAAAGCGGCTCAGGATATTGACCTAATTTATGGCAAGCCTGAGATTGTTCAGCCTATGCGTGTTGAGTCTGTTGAAGGTGTTAACTTTGCTATTGGCCCAAAGGGTCAACCAATGAAGCTTCAGACTGAACTTGAAAAGCAAGCTGAAGAACTTGCATTGAAAAAAGCTCAAGCTGAACTTGCTCAAACCGAACAAAAAGCCTCCACTGAGGCAAGTAAAACAAAACAAGAGTCTAGCAGTGCTGCCACGGGCTTGGGTTTGAGTGTCAAAATTTTTGACAACGCACTTAGCCTAGCAAAGGAAATGAGAGAAAGTCCAGCACTTCTTGAAACCGTAGGCGGAGGCAATCCGTTAGCTGTGGCAAAGAAGGCTTTCGATAGGAACATTCAAGGAACACCTCAATATAACTTTGCTGCCAATGCTAAAAGGCTCAAAAGCGCAGCTTTTGCTCAAGCGGTTACAATGCTTAAAGGAATGGGTGCGCTTAGTAATGCTGAAGGGGCAGCTATTACAAACGCATTAACAGATGTTGATAATTTGGGACAAAGCCCCGAACAATATCAGAAGCGGTTGGATGAGTTTATTTCACTGATGGACAGTCTTATTGCATCAAAGAAAAAGGAACTTTCATCATATCAAGCACCTCAAATTGATTTGCAGAATTTTGACATTCGCAATGTCCCAATTTCAAATCAACAAGAACAAACGCAAAGCCTTCCTCCATCTGCTGCGATTTCAAATGACGGCAGGCCAATCATTTCTGTTGAGCCTCCTACTGCTGGACAAGCTGTTAACCCTGTTACTATTCCAAGCCCAGGTGGGCTTCAATTCGTTCGTGATCCTCAAACTGGTAAGCTGATTATTCAAAGGTAATATGCCCAAACAAATCCTTGTTGAGTCTCGCAATCAAACCCTGACTTTTCCTGATGATGCGACTCAGGAGGAAATCAATCAGGCTGTTTCTGAAGCCTTCCCAAGAGAAGGTCAAGATGTTGCCTTTGATTTGCAGAAGTTTCAGCAAGAAGGAGGCGATGTTAAAGACTTCATCGCCAACATTTCAGATGATGATTACATCAAGCTGAACAACTTCCGCAGCGACAAGAAGATGACCGCCGCTGAAATGGGTGGCATTGCTCTTGATGCAGCTGGAACGCTTGTTAAAGATGTTCTGAAGGGTGCTTATGCTGCTGGCAAGACCATGGTTGAGGCTCCTGCAAAGGGCGATAACCTAGCTACTGCCAAGGTTATCAGTTCTGCTGCAAGAGGTGTTGGCGCAGGAGCCATTGACCTTGCTCAGCTTGGTCTAAAGCTGATTGACCCAACCCAGCGAATCCCAACCTTTGACGAGTTCGCAAAGCAGTCTGTGACCGACTACGGTTACGCCTATGGGCCTGCTCCTAGCGTTACCTCTAGGGCTGCAACGCCAGATGATTACAAGAATCTGATTGATTCTGAACGCAAGAAGGAATTGGCAGCATTGGAAATGGTTGAGGCTGCTGATAAACTTGTCCAAGGTGCTGCTCTTGAGGATGTTGCCAAGGGAGCAAGGTTTATTGATGCTTTTACGATTACAGGACTTGCTAAAGGCTTGGCTAAAGGAGTTGGCAAGGGAATTGCAAAGAAGGGCTTTTATGAGTCTGCCGCCAAGCTTCCTGCCGCAACCAAAGCCGCTGAGTTTACTGCAAAAGCCGCTGAAACTGCTGGCAATCTTGGCGCAACTGGCGTTCAAGCCGCTGCAAAGACTGTTGAAACAGCAGCCAAAGTTGCAAACGCTCCAATTAACCTTGCCAGAAACCTGATTAAGAATGAAACTGCTCAGGCTTTGGTTGGTGCTGGACTTGGTTACAGGCAAGGAGACATTGAAGGCGCTGTTGCAGGAACGCTTGGAGCTACAGTTGGCCTGAGAGCCGCTTCTGCTACCCTTAAAGGCATTGCAGCAGGAGCAGACTTCATTGGCTCAGCCGCAAAGGTGGCTAAAACTGGAGCATCTCGTTCTGGTCTGTTTGAAAAGATGGCAGTTGATTCTGGAATTAGCCAATCTGCAAGGAACATTGCCAAGGCGTTGCTTCCTACCCAACCTGCGTTCCAGTTTGCTGGTCAGGTTGCCAAGGAAACTGCCAAGGACTTCATTCCTGCCGCTGGAATTGGAGCAGGACTTGGCTACATGGCAGGAGGCGAAGAAGGTGCTGCCGCTGGTGTTGGGTCTGCCCTTGGAGTTTCTTCTCTGACAGGGCCAATTAAAGCCTCTGTAAGTGCCGTTAAAACGCTTGCTAAGGCTCCCACAGCTAGAGGCGATGCAAATGCCTTGGGTGACATTAAGACCTTTGTAAACGCCATTCCTGACGAAAAGAGCCGCATTGAGTATGCTCAGATCATGGATCAGGCCATTAAGGTTGCTGGGCCTGAGAGAGCAGCGGATATGCTGGATGCTCTGAGGTTGGCTGAAGCTCATGGGGCAACCGTTGTCGTTGGGCCAAAGAACAGCCCAAACGCCTTTGACATTGTTGGAAACACGATTTCTATCAATCCTTCCAGACTTAACGCTGGAACTGTGTTCCATGAAACAACTCACCAGCTAGTTAATGTTGGAATCAGGGCTTCTTTGCTTCCTGAGTTGCGTAATCTTTACGATGGCATCAGGGATGCCGATGGAAACATTCTTAAGCCTGGTCTTTACACTGAGGCAGATTGGTCAGCAAAGGCTAAGGAGTTGGCAGAGTCCTATAAGAACAACCCAATAGGTTATAAGATGGCATTGGATTATGCCAATAAACTTGATAATCCTGCTGGTTACAGTCCAGAGGCTATTCAAGAAGCCAAGGACTTTGTGCTTGATGAGGCAACTGCAATCTATGCTGAAAGACTTATGGGTCGCTCTCGACCTGGGGCTTTTAACCCTGATCGCCTTCCAATGTGGCATCGCAACCTGCTTGAGCAGATTGATCAGCGGGTTCTTGATAAGCTTTCCACAGAACTTTATTCTGGACAGACCAATCTGAACACGCCTTCAAAGGCTTTCACTGACGCAAATGGTCGTCCTGTTCGCATTCCGCAACTCGATGTAATTCTGCGTAAAGCGTTAAGTGGTAAATATCCTAAAAGCGGCGGAGCAGTGCCTAAGCAAGCTGCGCCAAAGACTGTTCCAATTCCAAAGAATCCAGTTGATGTTGCAAAGTTTGCTCAGGCCACATTCGGAGCAACCCGTGACATTCTTGGAACTGACGAGAACGGAAATCCAAGGTTGCTAACCGAGAAGGAACACCAGGATGTTGCCAAGGCAGATTACGAGGCAGCGGTTCAGGCTTTCCAACAGTTGAGTCCTGACGATCAGGCAACAGTTAGAGTGGTGAACCGTAAAGGTGAACCAGTCTCAATCACTGACAAAGACTCTCAAATTCAGATCACATCTGCAACTCCTGCGCCTGTCTTTGAGAGATTCCTGCAAGTCGCCAAGGATCGAGGAATGGGAAATCAGCAGTTGGCTACCATGCGCCAGCTTTACGCCTCAATGGTTTCACCAGAAGGGCCAACCTTCGACACTGTTAATAACCCTGTGTGGAAGTATTCAAAGCGAACTGGCCAGATGGAGTCAACAGTCAGACCTCCAACTAGACAGGAGATTTATCCACTGTTCATTCATGTAAACTCTGCTGGTGGTTTCAATGCCAAATACATTGATTTGAGCAGGTTGAAGCAGAACGCTCAGAAGATTATGAGCGATCCTAAGCACAAAGGCGTATGGCCAAGCATGGATGCCTTTATGGACGATTTTAAGCGTTCAATGCGAAATCTATCCACAGAAAACGCTATCCCAAGCGCAGAATTGCTAGGCAATGGCAATGTTAAGTTGGGAGAAACCAAGCGTGATTTGATTGCAAGCGCAATGAATGTCACGCTTCCGAAGCGTTTGGATTACATTAACCAACCAACCATTGATCCTTTGTCAATGATTACGCCGAAGGGGAAGGAACGGCGTATTGGAGGCAGTGCCTTTCGTGATTTCCGCATTGAACGAGTCACAGAGATCACCCCCACCAATGAACGGCTCAAGGTAGTCCAAGAGAACGCCTACGATAAGCTGGTTCAGCGTTTCCAGCCAGACTCATTTACTCCAGAAACCCTGCCAAACGGTGAAGCTTGGACGAATCCAGACGGCTATCGCATCCTAAAGAACGCTGGCAGCAAGCTTTACAAGGTTTACGACAAAGATGGGGCTGAAATTGGAGTGGCTTCCAGCCAAGATGCTGCAATCAAGAAGGCTCAGGACAACTTCCTCAAGTCAGAGAAGAAGGCTGAGAATGTGAGGTTCCAGCAAATTACTCCTGAGCAAGATGCAGCCTACCTTAACGCTGTTAAGAGTGGAGATTCAGAAACAGCGCAGAGGATGGTTGATGAGGCGTCCTTGCAACCAAGTGAAACACTTCTTTATAACTCCATTATGTCAGATGTAGATCCAGGGGATCGCTTTTCTGACCGAGTAAGCATTCAGCGTCCTGGATCACGAATTGCAGGATTTTTTCTTGGAACAACAAAAGACGCGGTTAAAGGATATGGAGATGTAATCAAAACGCTTGGCGTTAAGATTCAAAATCCAGTCATTTTAGACATGGAAGGTTATACGCCGCAAGCCTTCAAAAATGAAATTGAAACAAAAACTGGAATCGTCTTGAAGGCACTGCAAAACGCTGAAGTGCACAATGACTCGAATTTTTTAGAACCAGTGTATGCGTTTTTGTCACCTGGAATGGTTGGTCAAGTTTTTGATGCGCGCAAAATGGCCAGAGATTTGGCAGCGCGTGGTTTTGATGCCGTTCAGATTTGGGATGATTCGGCTTATGGAGGGCCAAATCAAGATGTTAAACAGCCTTCGTTTTGGATTCCTTATCCATATTCAGATCGAATCCGTGTGATTAAACAAGCCGACCCAATCACATACGACAACGCTGGCAATGTGATTCCCCTGTCCCAGCGGTTCAACCAAGGCTCTAACGATATTCGTTTCCAGCCTGATCCATCCATGCCTTCCGTACTTAACGGCAGCAACGGAACTAGGATCATCAAGTCAAACTCAGGCAAGTTCCGTGTTTATTCTGGAACTGGCGCATTGCTTGGCATCCGTGACACCCAGCAAGCCGCAGAGAAGTTGGCATCAAAGCCTTGACCATTCTCAACCTTAACCTAGCCTAACCATTATGCCACTCACAAAAGGATACTCGCAAAAGACCTTCGGAAAGAATGTCGCCCTTGAGATGAAGCATGGTAAGCCTCAGAAGCAGAGTGTTGCCATTGCTTACGCCGTACAGAAACAGGCACTCAAGAAGGCAGGCAAACGCAAGCCATAATGCGCTTCATATTCGCCACAGACCTGCATGGAGACAAGCAGGACTCTAAGACCGTAAAGAGTCTTCTGGACTTTACAGAGGCGTTTAAGCCTCATGTCCGCATTTTTGGAGGTGACCTGTTTGACCTTCGTGCAATTCGCCGTGGAGCTTCAGCCGAAGAACAAGCTGAGTCAATGATGGTTGACTGGCAGGACGGTTGCCAGTTCCTTCGGGAATGGAAGCCTAAGTATGTCCTAGAAGGCAACCACGACCAAAGGCTTTATCACTTAGCTGAGAGCAACAACGGCCTAAAAGCTGATTATGCATCAAAGGGGATCGAGGAACTGCGAAAGCTATATTCCAAACTTAACATTACTTCCTTCCGCTACCATAAGCGCAACGGAGTTTTACAGCTAGGGAAGGTCAGATTCCTGCATGGCTATCACCACGGACTCAACGCCTGTAGGCAACACGCTCAAATTTACGGCAGTTGCATCTTCGGTCATGTTCACACTGCTGACACGGTGACCTCTCCTGGCCTTGAAAGGCGAATTGCAATGTCGTCAGGTGCGCTTTGCCAACTTGATATGGACTATAATTCGGCCTTTACAAGTACCCTAAGGCACTCTAATGGGTGGATTTATGGCAACATCAACGAGAAAACAGGAGAGTGGCAAGCTTGGCACGCTCTCAAAGAGGGTGGCAAATTCCACCTCCCAACAGGGTTCAAAGACTTCTGAAGAGAGCGAATGGTTGAGCATGATTTCAACCGTCAAAGCCGAGGACACGGAAGTGCCTCCAGGCTGGAAGACTGCCCGTGAAATCTCCCTGATTTGGGGCGTGACAAACACCAGAGCGCAGAAAAAACTGCTCGACCTCTATTTGGCAGGAAAGATTGAGCGTAAGGCTTTTAAGGTGTTTTTGATCAATCGTTATTATACGATTTTGTACTATTGTATAAAAAAGTAGTTGCAGCGGTTTGAAACCTCTTTACAACTAGTGCCGCCACACAACGGCACTACACAATATGAACAACAACACATACCAACCTCTGGCTTTGACCAGAATCACCGACAACCGTTCCAACTGGAGGCGAGAGTACGAAGAACACCTTCACAATACTGCGGAGGCTGCGGCCTCTGAGTATTACAAGGACTTCCATCGCAAGGTTGATTACACCTTCAGCAATCTCTGGCAAGCGATTGCTTTTGCCGCATTCCTGCTTGTGTCTCTGTACATGATCGCAGCTTACCTCAACTCCCAACACTAAATACAACACGACTATGTTTAAGAAAGCAACACGCAAACAAGCCAAAATCAAATTGGCCGTTACTGGAGCCTCTGGTTCTGGGAAAACGTTTAGCAGTCTCCGTCTAGCTAAGGGATTGGCAAACGGAGGAAAGGTCGCAGTAATTGACACAGAAAACGGGTCAGCAAGCCTGTACTCAGACAGGTTTGACTTTGACACGCTCGACCTGTCTCCCCCATTCACTCACGACAAGTTTATCTCTGCAATTAAAGCAGCAGAGGACGCTTCTTATGAGGTTCTTGTGATTGATTCTGCCTCCCATATTTGGGAAGGAATTCTTGAGTACAAGTCAAAGCTTGATGCCCGTGGAGGAAATTCCTACACAAATTGGGCAGACGCAGGAAACAAATTCAAGGGAATCCTTGATGCTGTTCTACAATCTAAAATCCATGTCATCTGCTGTTTGCGCTCAAAGATGGATCATGTCATTGATAAAGACAGCAACGGAAGGGCAACGATTAAGAAGGTTGGGATGGCCCCGATCATGCGAGATGGTATTGAGTACGAATTCACAACTGTTTTTGATTGTGATATGTCTCATCAGGTAAGCGCATCAAAGGATCGAACTGGAATGTTTACTGACAAAATCTTCCAGATCACAGAGGAAACTGGATCATCCATCGCTCAATGGCTTTCCACTGGCGAAGCTGCTCCTGAGCCTGTTGCCGCTCCTGCTGACAGTCCATTTGGCTCTAAAGCTGACCTGATTGACCAGATTGTTGCCCACCCTCAAGGTGGTGATCATGTCCCAGCCTTGCTTTCCAAACTTAACAAGGAACTGGTTACAGACTGCAACGAAAAAGAGCTTTCTCGCATCCTTAACTACCTCAACAAACTCTGATTATGGACGAGCTAATTCAGCCAAAACTCAATGGGCTTGTCCTCAACCTGGACGAGAATGAATACCATTCCCGTTTCGAGGTCAGCAAGCACGGCCTCGACTTGATCCACAAATGTCCTGCCTTGTTTCACTACAGCAGGACGGCTCCAAAGGAACCTCCAACTCCTGCAATGCTGTTCGGTAGCCTAGCCCACAAGGTTATCATGGAAGGTGACGAAGACTCCTTTTATGTGCTTCCTAAACTGGACAGGCGCACCAAGGAAGGAAAGTCTGAGTACGAGTATCACCAGCAGCAGGCTACTGGCAAGCAGATCGTCAGCCCTGACGAATGGCAGCAGGTAACGGCCATGCGTGATGCAGTACACAATCACACAGCTAAAAAGCTGTTTGATGACCTGCGTTGCGTTGAAGCGTCTGCCTTCTGGCAGGACGAAGACACCTTCACAGACTGCCGAGGCAGGCTTGATGGACTCTTGCACGATGGCACGATCATTGACTACAAGACCACGGAGGATGCTTCACCACAGGCTTTCCTGAGGACAGTCTGCAACTTCCGTTATCATGTCCAGGGAGCGTTCTATTTGGACGGCCTGCGGACGATTGGCGAGAAGGCGAAGAAGTTCATCCTGATCGCTCAGGAGAAAAAGGCTCCTTACCTGCTTGCAGTTTACATTCTACCTCCTGAATTTCTATTGGCTGGAAGGAATGCCTACAAAGCAGACCTTGAAATCTATTCCAAATGCCTGCGAAACGACACTTGGCCTGGTTACAATTTCTGGACTGAGCTTGAGATGCCAAATTGGATGAAGAATGACTGACTCGCCACTGTTCACTGAGGGAAGTCCCGAAGACATTGCCGCTAATAAGGAGGCATGGGTCTACATCGAGATCATCAAAACTGCCTGCGCTGACGCTGTTAAAGCAGCAGACTTGGGCCTGATTGATCCTGATACACTGGAACCCATTGAACAGAGACGACCAATCATTTCCGATATGCTCGACCTAATCCACGGTGCTGAGTGGATCAAAACAAAGACTTGCCGCGATCTGTGCGGTTACATCGCTCGGTGGAGCGAAGGAAAGATTAGGCTGGAACCGTCTAGGCTAATTGCCTTGGTGAAGGCCGAGATAGCAAGAAGAAAACCAAAACCAAAGAACAAGAAATATGGAACAACGAGATAACAGCGGTGCGCTTTTTAAGAACACCAAGAAGGAGAAAGAAACGCATCCTGATTACAACGGAAGCGTTCTGATCAACGGAGTGGATTACTGGATTGCAGCCTGGCTCAAAGAGTCCAAGTCTGGAACCAAGTTTATGAGCCTTAGCTTCAAGCCGAAGGAAGGTGAACCAATGAAGGTTACCAAGGTCAACAAGAACATTGATCTTGACGACTCAGACGAGATTCCGTTCTAAACCATTTTGAGACTGCTGGGTGGTATTGGCAAGGGTTCGTTGTTGTCCCCAATAGTGTCACCAGTTGCCGCGCGCCTAGCCAAGAAGCAACCTTGCCCAGCAGTCTCTCTAACTTCCACACTATGCAAATCGAAGACCTTAACTCTGCTTACTTGTTAGCCGAGAATCGTCAGTTAAAACAGGAAATCCTTAACCTCAAAGAACAGCTTAAGGTTCACCAGCGTCAAACCTCTGAGCCTAAGAGCAAATGGGAAAAAGTCAGCAAGCACATTTACGAAGCCCTAAAACCTTAATTACCATGCTAAAAATCACAGTTGATCGTTCTGATGACCGTCTTTACTCCTTTGAGGTCTTTACCGCTGACAGGGAAGTAATCGTTGAAACCTTCCGCGCAGTATTGCTTGCCATGGGATTTAGCTTTGGCGAGATTGACCAAATGGTTCCAGATCATGTTGAACCTTACGACCTTGACGAAGACCTATGAGCGCAGGAAAGGGTGACAAACCAAGGCCAGTTAATCTCGAAAAGTACGAATCTAACTTTGACCGAATCTTCCGATGCCGATCAACTCAAGACAGAAAGGGGCAAGAGGTGAGCGAGAATGGCGCGACCAGTTACGAAACGAAGGCTTTGATGCCCGCAGAGGACAACAGTTCTCAGGTGGTGCAGAATCGCCAGATGTAATCTGCGAATCACTGCCAGGCATTCATTGGGAGGTAAAGCGTGTTGAGCGTGGAAACCTATACGACTGGATGATGCAGGCCAGGAGAGATGCTGGCGATTCAAAGATGCCTGTTGTCGCTCACAAGCGTAACGGTGAGGACTGGCTTTGCATCCTGAGAGCAGAAGACTTCTTCCAGTTGATTCGGGAAACCAATCAACCATTAATTTCCACACACAACAACAGTGAGAGTAAACAAAGAGACGGTAAAAGCTCACCTGCACATGATCAGGATGAAGCTACAGGAAAACCTAGAGGCAAACGAAAAGGTCATAAACTCGATTGAGTACGCTCTTTTGGCAGTTGACCAATTCGATTCTACGCTGTACGCAGAGGTAAAGAGAGAAAGGATAAAACGAAGACACCAAAAACACCATGAGAACCGAATTTGACGCACTGTGCGCTGATATGCGCGAACTTGGCCTGGATGTAATGGACGAGATGGCCGAAAATAACTGCGGTGCAATTGTCGTCTGCATCATTCCAAAGCTTTCTGGAAAGACTAAAGTGTTAATTCAGACTAGCCTTGAGAAGGAGGATGCCGTTGATATGCTCAAGGAAGCTTACGACCAGTTCAGAAAGCCTGACCCAGCCCAGTGACTTGACACGCAGCCTTCATGGCTGAAATTGTGGGTGGATGTCTTCAGACCGCATCCTAACCTCTAAACGAATTTGCCTCCCTTGTGCCACAGGTTAAGCCTGTGGGGTCTGACACAAGGGGGGCTTTTTATTGCTTATGCACTTCTACCCACATCACATTGGAGACTTCATCAGGGAAACATCCAGGCTAACCGATAGCCAAACAATGACATACCTGAGACTTCTTTGGATTTACTATGAAACGGAAAAGCCGTTACAAGATAATCTTGCTATTCTGTCTATGAAGTCGGGCAGCGATCAGGGCACGATTGAATTGATCCTGCAAGCGTACTTTCACAAGGCTGATGGAGCTTGGACTCACAACAGATGCGAAGCTGAGATTGCTAAGTATCACTCAAAGGCAGACCGTGCCAGGTCAGCAAATGCAACCAGGTGGTCTAAAAAGCTTCTGAAATCAGATGCGGATCAGAACGATGTCAGATGCGGATCAGATGCGGATCAGATCCTAACCAAGAACCATGATCCAAGAACCACCAACCAAGATCCAGAGAGTAATGAAGAAGATGACTTTTTTTCTTCTGCTCCTGTTAAAAGATTCAGAAAACCTACAATGGAAGAAGTTGAAGACTACGCCAAAGAAGTCGGTGCAACTCGATCTGATGGCCAAGTAATGTGGGATCACTGGGAAGCAGGAGGATGGAAACGAGGCAACCAACAGATCAAATGCTGGAAAGCTGCCTTCCGTTCTTGGCAAAGACAAGGCTGGCTTCCTAGCCAGAAGCAGGCTGCACTAGACAAACCGAAAATTGATTGGAGGAATACACTATGACTAACGACCTACGAAAAACAGACGAAGATTTGGTTCTGAGCATCCTAGCTCAGCATCCAGACAGATATGCTTCACAACTTAACGGCATTTCGGCTGAGATGTTCAGCCCAATGAATCGGCCCATCTTCAGGGAGATCGCTTCCAGCATTGATGCTCAGGTTCCTCCTGACCTGATAAGCATCACGGCTAAGCTCCGAGCAGATGGCATTCTTGAGGACATTGGAGGGGCTTACAGGCTTACCGAGGTCTTCACCCTGTTCGCCAGTCCTGCCATCTTCAAAGAGGCTTTGAACCGCCTCAGAATGCGTTCCGAGATGGAGCGCAAGGCAGAGGCTTACAAGATTGCCGCTGAGATTTACAGCAAAGCTGTTACGCTTCCTGTGGATTCAACAGCAGAGTTAATTCTTGAAGCAGAGAAAGCAATTGAAGGCGCAGGAAAGGTAGTTGGCAAGCCGCTTGAAAGCAAAACGCTAGGAACTCTTTGCGCTGACTTGGTTGATGAAATCCAGAAGCGAGTTGAGTCTGGTGGCAAACTTCCAGGCATCAGCACAGGTTTTGACATGATTGACGCTAAGACTGGTGGAATGCAGCCAGGCAGGGTTTGGGTAGTGGCTGGAAAGCCAGGTGATGGCAAATCAACTCTGATCCAGAACTTCTGCGAAGCTGCAATGGCACAGGGTAAAAGCGTCAGGATTTACCCGCTTGAAATGACCCAGCTAGAGCAAGCCTATCGAATCCTTTGCAGTGACGCAGGCTTGGACAATCAAGTGGTGATGCGTGGCTTGATGAATCGAGGTGACTACGATGCATTTGGCCTAAGCATCGCAAGGCTTGCGAAGATGAAGGCAACCATCGTTGACACGCATGGAGCATCAGCTAAGGACATTCTCGCTGATGTTGAGCAATCAGACTGCGACATTGCCTTGGTTGACTACATCCAGCTAATGGAATCAGATGGGCCTACAAAGGGAAGCCGTGAAGAAATCGTTGCTGGAATCAGCAGAATGATTAAGCGAACCGCTGTTAGGAGTGGAAAATGCATTCTAACCGCTTCACAACTTAACGATGCAGGTCAGTTGCGAGAGTCTAGAGCAATTGGCCAAGATGCTGACCATATCATCCAGCTCGACAAGACAGAGGGTGACGATTCTGTCAGGACGGCAAAATGCCTCAAAAACCGCACAGGTGAACGATTTTGGGACTGTCCGCTAAGGTTTATTGGCAAATCCTACAAGTTTTTGCAGGCAGAAAGCGTTGAGAATGAGCAGTCTAGGAATAGGCAGAAAAAATAATCGTTTTAGTTGTTGCACTATTTCCACACTCAACTACTATGAGCGCGTCAGAGACAACAACAACAAACAACAACACACACACTGCCATGAATACTCTCACCTCCCAAATGCCTTGCCCTGGATCACGCTGGAGGGCAGGAAAGAAACCAGGCTCCTGGTTTCGCCATGTCCCCATCCTTGGCCCATGCGTGGCCGAGTCTGGGAATATCACCTGCCTGAGGCACGGAGTCACAGTACCATTCTCCAAGACTTGGGCTGTAGAAGCCCTTAGGAAGCTCCCTTCCGAGCTTGTCCGTGTAAGCGGACAGTGCCAAGGGCGCACGATCCAAGGGATCATCAGACTCCCCATTGCTGCCCGCCGCAGGGTCATGTGGCACAAGGACGGGGCCTGCACTGGAGTTTTCTCATGCTCCCCAATCTCCTCAGGCGAGGAAAACCTCGCAATTAGCGGAGCGTGGGCAGCATCCGACACCAAAGACCTTGAGGCCATCCTCTTTTGTGAGAAGTAACCCCTCTCCCAAGGCGAAACTCCCGAAAGGGAGTCTGGCGGTAATGCCGTCACTGACGAGCCTAAAAACAACAAATAACAACACTATGTTCACACTTAACGATACATTCAACGGACGCGCAATCAGCAAGCATCGCAGCCTTGAGGCTGCTGCAAAGGCTAAGCACAAACACTCCTTGGCAGTCGAACGCCGATTCGGCAAGGGAGCTTATATCACCTATGAGATCACCGAAGACGGCCACAAGGTTGACGAATACGACCTCATGCAAGCAGAGCAGGTAGCTGAAGGCAGGTTCTAATTCTGCCAACTTCCCATCGGAACTTTACCAACCACAACCTAAACACCACCAACACCCTTCCATCCATGACCACCACCAACACCCTTCCATCCATGAATACCTCATCCTTCCTCATCTGCGAAGACCACTACGGCCTTCTCAGTTGGACAGGCGACGAACGAGCTACCGCCGCCCAGGCAGCCACAAGCCAGGCCAGCCCTGCGCCAGAGCCTAGCGAGGCTCCCAGCCAGAAGCCAGCTGGATACGATAGGCCGCCAATGACGCTGCCAGCATACGGCACCAATTCAGCAGAGGTGGCAAAATCCTACAATCTTCCTGAGGATTTTTACATTCTTCAAACGGCAGGCAACCGTTTGAATCCAGCGGCTCAAAGGTTTGAGGTAAGCCCGAAATACCGCACGCCCGAATACGATGCGGCAGAAACTGAAGTTGCCCGTTGGGAAGGAATGCAGGGCGTAAATGCCGCCTCCGGCAAGCGCCAAGCCCGCCAACGACTTGAGGCCGCGCTTGAATCAGTTGCCAAAGCTGCCCGCCAGCCCGCCGCCAAGAAAGGGTGTGCGGAGTGAGTTTCCGTTAAACAACTTGCCAACACTCCACACTCAACTAAACCCAGCCTAAACCGCTGGGTTTTTTGTTTAAAATCAACGCTTTACAACTATTTTCGTTTTTTTGCACTTTCCGTTTGCAATGTTTCCGCAATTAACTATACTAGTGGGGTCAGAGAAACACTAACCAAACAACACTATGACGAACTTGGAACAATATCATATCGCACTTGAGGCAGGAAACACCCAAGAGGCTACACGCCTTGCGAACTTAATTGACTGGATGGCCGAAGTCCCAGCACTTCCCGTTCGCAAAGTTAACACAACTGCCGCAGATAACGAATCGAAACGCTGCGGCTTTGACTACGAAGGGGCAATTCTTGCTAGAGACGAGCGCATCATGACACGGGGATTTTACTTTTAATTAACATCCACACTCAACTGAGCCTAGCCTAACCCGCTAGGCTTTTTTGTGCCTTGACGCTGCCCAGCCTGCGCTAGAGTGCAGTATGACCAAGGCAAAGCTAGAAGAACGACTAGAGAAGGCTGAAGCTATTGCTCAGCAACTCTCAGTAGCTCTTTGTAAATGTCCAGTGCTGACACCAGCTCAGGAGAATGCCAAGTACGCTGCACTAGAAGCTTGGCTAGACTATCAAAAGGAGACAGACCATGACACTGACTGACCAAATGCTGACCGATATTGCCAACGCTATTGGAATTGAGACCGAGATCGGACTTGAGGCTCTCAGGATCGGGCTAGAGAACATCCAGACGCTAGACCGCAAGCAGCAGGATTACGGCAGCCAGAACATCAGCAGGCATGGCCAGGTTGGAGTGTTGGTCAGGTGCGATGACAAGACTGCCAGGATCGCTAACCTGATTAAGCATGGAAAC